ATATGACTCTGCTGTCGTGCGTTCTGCCATTTCGCATTATTAAGCTGATTATAAACAGCCTTATGTCCTTCTATCTGCTCTATTGTCTGATAATTGAGTAATAACGCCGTCAACCGGGAGTCCTCAGAGCGTAAAGTCTCAACCTGTTTGTCAAGTTCTGCTCTCTGCTCTTTATATTCTGAATACTCTTTTTCTGACTCCCAGGCTCCGGCATTCTGTCTTGACCTCTCCTGTATCTGCTCCATACGGTTGTTATACTGCCCGGCTACGGTGCTAACCATTGAAAAACAAATAACAACCGTCGATAATACCCCGAAAACCCCGGCTAACTTCCTCTGAAACCTGCCCCAGAGCAACGGTATAAGCTCGAAACACATTACCCCGAACACTACCATGGTAATTGCCATTACCATAGCCTTAAAAGGGCTTAAAAACGTTTTAATCCAGAGAAAAGAAAATTCAATACTCAAATACATTGAACTTATACCAATAAAAAACATAACATACCTTAACATCGGTATCATGGATTTATTTATCAATATCTGCTTTTTAATTCCGGTGAATTGTCGTAACTGCTCTGAAGCCTGCTTTATTTCTTCAGGATTAAACGGTAAAGATTCCGCAACTTCTGGCAATTCCGGGGGTATATTGTCAATTACAACATATTCAGCCCCGTGTTCATCCCTACGAATAAAATCTTTTTCCCGTAAAAATTTCAGATACTTTTCTATCCGTTCGGGTGTGTCCTCAAAAGTCTCGGATAATTCAGTACTGGACGGGATCTTATTATTACGGGAATAATACTCCGTTACCTGCTGCTTTATGGCATAGAGCGTTAATTTCTCTTTCATTTTTTCACTTTTTTGTAAATGGATTTTCTTTTTGAAATAAGAATGATTGTATGTTTAGGATTTTTATCCCTCCACTCCCTCATGTACCGGAGAATGGTATCGGGATAGTGTACTTGCCCGGCTTTCTGACATACGGTCTGCTGTAATTCAATCCCCCTGAACTCAGTATTCAGAGGGAACGCTGAAAGGGTCTGAAATGTTATCTTTTTTGTGTCTGTCATTTCGCCTCCTGTCTGATATTCCCCTGTTTATCAATATAAGGCTTGCCCTCTCTCATTTTCCTGCGTTCTTTTTTATTTTTTGGGTCCGGTGGTGTAAAATAATCCTTACCATTGACATTTACCCCGACCTTTCTTATTCCCTCTCTGAAACCCATGTACAGTTCGCCGTCAATGACAAACTTTTTACCGATGCAGGATTTAATATCATATGATATTATTTTTCTCTGTTTACGTTTTGCCTGTTCTTCTTTGTAATTACTCATTCAGATATCCTCACTATCTTTTAATTTCTTACCACAAAAAGGACAATAGGATGGTAAAAATATTCCTTCTTTATTTCTACGTTTTCCCGTTTTTGTTTCTTCATAGTAATCATAATACATTACAGGGATTCCCCCAAAAGTACACCGTAAATATGCAGTTTTATTATATTCTTTTAATTTTTCATTTATTTTTTCAATACATGCACAATTCATTCAGAAATAGCCTCCTCAATCATTTTATCAAACACATTCCCTTCCCTGACTTCCGGCAGGTGCTTAATCAGAAATTTAGCCGTTGCCTTGTCACGGTTCTGATTTAATGCTTTTTCAATTTTCCTTAATGCCTGTATTTTCATTCTGTTCGCTCCATGAATGATTTAAAATCGCCCCCACTCCTGCCGGGGCTTTGAGAGTTGGCAATTCCGCAACCATAACCACACGCCACCCCTTTTCTTTCCCGGTGTTCTCCGCCCACGTCACGGCATCAGAAAAAGACTTCTGTACTACTTCAGCACTGCCACAACTCTTTGCCGTGGGTGGGGCTGTATTTGTTTTAAAAAATATTCTGTATACTTTCATTATTCACTCTCTATTTTTATTATGTACTTTCAGCAGTAAAACATTAACTAAAAATTTGAACGCCGTGCAAATTCTGCAATTAAAAGAGCGTCGGCATCTTTTTGCCTATTTATCTCATCTGTCAACTCGGGAAAAAGCCGTTGCCCTATTTCCCCACTGACTCTTTTAAGTTCCTTGCCCTTGTATCCTGCAGGTAAAAGCTGTTTCTGCCATTCCTTTGAGTCTATGTAAATATATGGAATATCAAGCATTTCAATGGCTATGAGTGTTGCCTCTAATGCCCTCATAGCCGAAACCGTGGCTTTAAAGCCGGAGGGATTGACAAAGGGGCGTTCTATTGCTATCAGGGAATTGTCATTGTATGTTCTCAATATTACGTATAGTGACAGATAATCAATTCTACTGATATTCTGCTTTGTCTTTGTGTAGCTCTGTTCTTTTTTAACCGGAGTGGGGATTAGAAACCGTTCCCCTGCTCCTGTCAAAATGCCGATTGCGCCAGTCACTCCGTTGTCAATGCCAATATAGGTTTTATTCATCTTTGACCTTCTCCTTTTTCTCTTTCTCAGGCTGTGCGTATTTCGCCTTTCTTGCCGTTCTGAGATTATATTCAATCTCCTCCCATTTCGCAATGGTTCTGATTTCTATTTCCCTTTTAAATTCCAGGGAGTCATCAGCCATTTGCAGGAGTTCATCTCTTGTATAACTCTTGCCAAAATAAGCCTCTGCCTTTACCGATAGTTCGGAGTCTTTACTTAACCACTCTTCCACCCATTCAAGACTTAAAGCGGATTTGCCGGTCTCTTCTTTCTTCTCCTCTTTCGCCTTATCATACAGTTCATTTTCAATTAGCCATTCTTTCACGGTTGTCATGGTTTTTTCCACGCCATCAAACTGAATAGCCTCTGCTTTTTTAGTCAGTTCAAAGTCCTTGCCCCGGAGGTCAAAGAGAAAATCAAGATTGCTCCCTACATCATCAATGCCATAATCAAAATACAGGGTAAATACACACTCCCTGTATGGCCGGGGGGTTTTGCTTTTATCACATAACGCCTTTATTACTACACCGATTGTTCGCCCCTCTTTTTTTATCTTGTGACAGTTGGCAAGTACAAGCACAGTATGTGCATAAAAGTCAAGGGCTTTCCCCCCGGCTCTTGTCCATTTACGTTCAAACATGGAAGCGTCAATCTTATCTCTGAGTTGCGATATAAAAATAAGCAGAGCCGATTTATCCTGGAGCTTTTCAGCCTTTGTCTTGAAAAATTCCTGTGAAAGAAATTTCTGACTCTGCATGGAATAGCTTCCCTTGTCTTTGTAAATCTTGCCATCGGTTTCCGCTTTTTCAATTCCCTTTACTCGTTCAACCTCTCGTTCCAAAACATCGGCATTTGCCAAGCCGTCAAGTGAGTCAACAACGTAAATTCCTTTTTGACTCTCTTTTAATTTTTTCAAAAACTTATAAAGATTTGAGTCAAGCTGTTCAACCGTGCTTGAATAAAAATCACTCTTCGCACTTATATCAAAACCATACATGCCCTGCGTGTCAAAAGTATAGCCGGACTCCGAATCATCATAGTTCCACTGCAATTTATCTTTATGTGTATAATAACTATTTGCAATTATTTCATTAGCCACAAAAGTTTTACCGCTGGATTTATCCCCCACAAAATTAAGGATTCTGCCAAAAGGAAAGCCAAGTCCCTGACCACCGCCGACCGCAAGGTCAAGCAGCGTGCAGCCGGTGCGGGCATATCCCCGATTATTTTCTATAAGCTCTATCGCTCTTTGTCTAAAGTCCATATCACCTATCCTTTTTATATAAATATTCTAATTCAGAAACTATCCCCCGATATAATTGTTTTCTCTGGTCTTTCTTTGTAATAGCTCTCCAATCCTCAGGAATCTGTTTTAACATCTGTAAAGTAACATACCAAAGTTTATATTGTTCTGACGTGCAATTTATAAGATTAAATTTTTTACCATCCACTTCAAAATAAATACCAGTTAAACTAAACTGATAATCTTTAATCTCTTGATACGAATAATTTATCTGATTTATTTTATTTACAATCTTTTCAAAATCTTCTGTCTCTAAAACATAATCCCAGTCACTCTCTTCAGTAACACCCCATAATGCCTGTGAACCGGTGAGGAATCCACGATGTTCTATTGCTTTAATTATTTTATAAATCATAGATTTTTCCTGTTAAAAATTAGAGGGCTGTATTTCAAGCCCTCTTAAAATTTATCTGACTACTGTTTAAACTCCTTCCAGGCAATCATCCCAAAGTTTACATTTTTTACATTCTTTATACTCATCGGCATCTTTGCCGTAGTTATACCCATGTGGGCATTTATTCTTTTTCTTTGCCGGTTTTTCATCCTCATCGAACGGTAGGTCAGAATCATCAAAGGGATTGTCTTCATCCTTCTTTTTCTTTTCGGTTTTTCGTCCGCTTCTTCTTCCTCATCTACCGGACGTTTCTTTTTCCGGGGCTGTTCTTCTTCGTCCTCTTCGTCCTCTGCTGGAGCTTTCTTCTTTTTCGGTCGTTCTTCTTCTTCTTCATCTTCTTCATCTTCTTCATCTTCAGGAATACCGAAAAAGATTTTTTCTATCTCTTCATAAGACAGAACAACCATTGCTTCATCAAGGCTCACGGCATTGTCAAGGATTTCATCGTCAATCTCTTCTTCCCTGTCTTCAAAGCTGAAACTCTTATACTCAAAGTATTTATTTTTACCGAAAGTTTCTTCTGACGCTCTGAACTTTATAACTTTGCCGTCGTCAGTATTAGCAAAGGTGATAATATCCTCCCCGTTCTCGCAGGCGTGAGCTTCGCCGATTAGCTCCTTTTCAAACAGAGCATGACTCGCTATGAATATCTGCAATCCCTGACTTTCTCCCTTGATAATCGGCTCTACATTGTATATGGCTTTTCTCTTTGCGTATAATGCTTCAGCTTCTTTCTTTTTGCCGGAGTCAAGAAGTTTGTTCGCTTCATCACATATCGGACAGGGCTTTCCAAAATTTCTTTTCGGACATATTACATCAGCTTTTTCAGGCCCGACATATTGGTGAATGAACAGGTCAAGATTATATCTGTAATCACCTACCTTTGCTTTACCGGCTTTGACCGCAGGATGGTCTTTTGTCTTTATCTCATAGGGAATTATATTTATTCTGTTCACTCCCTCCCTGACTTCAAAGAACTTTACTTTGTCTTTGAATGATAGAGCCTGCTTGCGGGTAACTCCTCCCTTATCTTTTGAATCGTATGAGTCCTGGTAAGCATCCTGACCGACACGGATTTTTCTTTTGTTCTTTGCCATTTACTCTTCTCCTTTTTTTCTGTTAAGTGCATCGTTTACGGCATCTGAAGCCTCAGCCTCGGCTCCGTCGCCCCTGCTGCCATGTGGCTTGCTATAATACTGCATGGTGTAAAGCTGTACAAGGTGACCTATCATGGCCTTGCGCTGCTGCATGGCCTCTTCTGCTGACACGGCCTTGCCAAGTTCAGCCTCAGCACTCAGATATTTTTTCCTTGCCTCCATAACTTCGGGGTCAGTATCAACAGCGGCGGCAATGGAGGCTTCTGTCAATTTTGCCTCTGAAACTCTCTTACCGGAGCGATAGTCAAGGCCAATTCTTGCCTCTGTCTCTTTAAGTTTTGCCTTTGCCTTGTCTCTATTCTCCCTTGCCTCTGAAGCAATCTCACTGTAATGATAAAAAAGTGAAGGCTGATTTTCGGCCTCATCTTCAAGTTTAAACCTGTTTATTTTCAGGTCTTCCAATATGTCTCTTTCTTCTGACATTAAATCCTCCTGTTAGTTTATTCTCCGCAACATGCCTGATAAGTCATAAGCACTATACCATTAAATTTTGTATCATAAGTATTCTCTGAAAAGCATTCCATTACATAGGCCGGGGTTGACTTGCCTGAATTGAGTAACACCGCCGACATATAGCCTAACACGGCATAGCGCACAGACTCAGCCTCGGCTTTCTGCTCTTTAAGTGCTTTCAATATGTTACTGCAATTTTTCCAGTTGCGTTCAAGCAGGGCATGACATAATTCAATAGTCGTTGCCTCTTCCTCTGCCGGTTTGTTGACAGCTTTTAACTGCTCCTCCTCATCTTCAAGGTTCGCAGCCTGTTCAAGCATAACAAGAGCTTTACGCACCGAACCGTCGGCAGCCTTCATTATTGCCTTTAATACTTCCTTACTGACATTAAACTCCTCTGACTTGCATACGCCGGATAAATAGCTGAATAAATCCCTGTTCTCGACCGGCTCGACCTGAATCTCTGTGCAGCGGGTTTTTATTGTTTTAAGAACTTTTCCCGGTTCCGTTGTACATAGGATAAAATACACGTGCTTCGGCGTGTCCTCAAAGGGCTTTAACATAGCCGATTGAGCGTCTGCCGTTGCCCTGTGGCAATTATGAACTAAACAACTATTTGCAAAATATGAAGGATGTCCTTCAATTTCTAAATCATAAAAAAGACAATAACCTAAAGCTCTTTCTTTATCTGTGATAATACCTGTGAAAGATTTGTCATTATCTCCTGATTTGAAAATCTCAACACTTTCCACCCTAAAGAATTCAATTTTTGAGTTTTCTTCAAATCCTGCATTTTCTTTTTTTGGGAAGCGTGCCCTTTTCCATCCACTTCTATTGCAAGTTTCTTTTCCGGGCAAGCAATATCGACTTTGTAATTTGTCGGAAAACCAGATTGACGTTTTCCTAAAGATATACAAAATTCTACCGGCCAGTTTAATACAGAAGCTAATAGTTTTTGTGGTTCTGTTAATTGCCCATTGCCCCCACGAGTTCCAGCAAAAATATGAAGAGTCTCGTTTCTCCGTTTTGTCTCCTGTGCCTTTTCCAGTGCCCCCGGGAAATTTATAGGATTGTTTTTCTTCATCCTTTCCGACGATTCTTTCCGAAGTTGCTTCCCTTTTTCTGTTTGAAAAAATTTCTTTTGAGATTCTTTCCTCTTTGGAATCCCAAGCTTCAACGCCTCCTGAATTTCCGGACGTTTTATTTTGTTTAATGCCACACATCTTTGAGAACAATATTCCTGCTTTGGATTTCTTGTTCCAAATTCCTGTGAACATTCTAAACATATTTTTATGTGGTTCTTTCTGTTGTTCGCTAATTTCATCCGACAAAATTTTGAACAACACGTTGCCCTGCTCGTTTTTGGGGTAAAAGAACTTCCACAGATTTGACAAATTTTTGACTTTTGTATTTTTTTCAATAGTAACCTCATTTAATTTAATCTGTTTCACAATATTACTATTGATACACAAAATGTCAACTTTTTTATCAAGTTTATGAGCTTCTAACCACCCAACTGATGTAAAAAATTTATGCTCTACTGAGCAATAAATAATTTTGCCATTTGTAAAAGTAATTTTACAAACTCTTTGTACCGGAACTTTATTTTTAAAAATATGCTTAATTTTTGAAGTTCCTACTACAGAAACAACTGAATCCCCTACAGATAAATCCTTAATGTATCTATCTCCTGATAAAGTCATTATTTCTGTATTTTCGTGAAAACATTCATCAAGTATGTACACCGTGGGTTTTCCCCCATGACTGACATATTTCATGTTCTCAATGAGTTCCCGCATGGTATCAATTCCCCGGTTGTCGGCAAGGTTCATCTCTTTTATGGTCAAGTCATCTGCTCCAAGCTCTTTCGCAAATATCCTTGCCATTGTCGTTTTGCCCTGTCCACTGCCACCGGTGAATAAATAAGTATGCGGACGCTTTTCACTTTTGGCAAAGGCCTGAAGCTGTTTGACATTGGCCTCATTGCCTAAAACCATGTCCCAAGAATCGGGCCTTAATTTTCTGTATAGACTCTGCAAATTATACCTCCTGTTTTAATTATCAAACCAAAATACAAATCTTACATCCTGAATACCTAATCTTGTATTTTCAGTAAAACCATTACAAAATAAATACCCCGTCATTTCTTCAAGGTATAAAAACCAACTCGCACCGGGATACCAACGAAAAGTTTCTTTTGTTCGCTTCGCTCTTTCATTGAACCACTTTTCAAATTCGGCAATTTCAGAAATATTAAACCACGACTCATGATGATATTTCTCCTGTTCATGCCCTATTTTTGTTAATAGAGTTATATCCTCCGGTAATCCTTTAGGCTGAACTATAGGAATTATTTCTTTATTTCGCACACCCGCCATTTTCCCAAACATTTCATAATCTCTCGGAATATATGGACACCCGTAATGCTCCCAAACATCGTTGATTTTAATTTCAATATGTAAGTGCATATTACACCCCATAATAACTACCTCCTGTTATTCTTATTATGTAATTATTTTCAAAAAGTTTAATCAAAATTTTACTTCTTTTAAAGTTGTCCAGTCGCCGTCAATCGTCCCCACTTCCTTTTCAATCGTCAGAGGTACTATAATCCAGTCCCAGTGCTCCCTGATTTTCTCCATTGCATATTTTTTAACAAGCCCATCAAACTCCAGCTCTTCATCCGGGTGTATATCACATACAAGGGAGTCATGCACCTGTCCTATTATTTTTGACCGTGGACATTTACCCTTGTCAAGTTCAGCCTGTACATTTATGAGTGTCCAGAGCAGGCAGTGAAACGCCGGGCCCTGAATCTCTCTGTTTATAAGTTCTGTAAAAGACATCGGCCCCTGTGACCTAAAGCCGGTGTATAAATCGACATAGCCACGCTTCTGATATAGTTTCCATGACCGCTCTTTCCATGCCTGATATTCTGCAAATCGTTCATTCCAGAAAATATCCTCAACTTTTTTAACATGGTTTTGAAACTTTTCAAAATTCGTTATTTTCTTTTCCCTCAATACTTTTTTCAGTTCGGGGCTTTTCTCAATTTCATCCCAAAGAGCCGGGCCGGTGGCTTTACTTGTCGAACCATAAAAAGAGGGGAATACAAATCCATTTTTAGCAAGTTGCCGTTCAGCTTTTTGCACATCCGCAGGTTTCCGCATAAACAAGTCCGCTGCCGTGTCCCGGTGCATATCATTTTTTGAGTCAGTGACATAAGCAATCATGTTCTTATCTTTATGTACACACGCACTGACAGCGACCTCAACAGATTTATAGTCATATTCAGCGAGCTTATTCCCCGGTGAGGGCTTAATCAATGTCCGTGCCCGTTTTTTAGCTTCGGGGTCACGTTTGGGAATATTTTGGAGGTTCGGATTTTGGCCGCTGGACCTGAACGACTTCGGGATATGAATTGAAAACACCGGGTACATTTTACCATCGACCTGCTCTCTGAGAAATTGACCGATATATGTATCTCTTATTTTTTTCAGCTTTCTATATTGCAATACATTCTTTGTAAACTCAGTACCTATTGCTTCAAGTGCCTTTTCATCTGTTTCCTGCTCTGAACTGCCACGGCTCTTTTTCCCCGGCTTTTCATAACCTAAATAATTATAAAGCAGCTGTGCCATGTCTTTCCCACTATCGGGATTAAATGTCTGTCTACTTTTCCACTGCTTCAATTCCGGAGATTCCATTATTTTGCTGAAATAGTGGTCAATCCGGCGTGTCAATATTTCCTGCTGTTTGTAGAGCATTGACATGTCAAGATGTATCGGGTTCCGGTGAACATGCGCAAGGGCAACAGCTCCCTCAACAAAAAATTTAAAGCCCTGATAAAATTTTTTATCTAATTTTTCAAACTCCGCTTTTTGGTATTCATAAAGTTTATAGCAATACCATGAATCAAGAGCGTTATATTCAAGGAGCTTGTCAACCGGAGCGGACCTGATTTTATTTATTGCATTATTCCCGTACTTTTCAACCTCTGTCGGAACCGCTTGTAAATATTGGTCAATTTCGGCATCATATATTTTCCCGAATTTTGAAAAGACTAAAAACTTCTGACTCGTGGGCTTATTATTATTCAAACAATGTGCCCCTAGAATTGTGTCCCATGTCCAGCCTTTAATATCAGCATCGGCCCTGACATAACTCCATGAATCCTCAAACATGAGATTGTGTGCACACTTTTTTATGTTCTCATTTTCCAACCAGGCTTTTAAATACGGCTTTATTTTCTCCGTGATTAAAAAGGCATAACTGACAGCGCCGGAACAGATGGACATTGATATAAGTTCGTGCCCGTCGGCATGAGGTTTAAGCCCTGTTGTTTCATAGTCAAAGGCGTAAATTTCCCTGTCAAAATCTCTTTGAAAAAATTCTATTGCCTGTGCTTCAGTTAAAATTTTTACCTTTGGATTTATTTCCGGCAGGGGTTCATCCTGTAAATAAACCGCTTTCTCAATCATGGACAGCATAGACTTTGCAATAGTCAAATCCTTGTCAAGCTGTGAATACGCTATGTAATGCGCTTCAACCGGACACGCCCAGAATTTATTTAACGGTATCTGTTCCCCGATAAACTTTTTGTATTCAACCCCGGAAATACGCCCTGACAATTCGTCCCCGATTATTGCTTTTATCGCATAAGAACCGCAGGGAATTACTACACGGGGATTTATTTCTGACAACTCCCGGAATAGTCTACCTTTACACGCCTGTATATTTTCATCGGCTAAATTGCCGGCACATTTACAGGCGTATGTAATAGACAGGTCAAGCCCCATTTTTTCCAGTTGTGCTTTAAGCCATTTACCGGACTCCCCAGAAAGATGTTCCCCCGTTTCGTCCTCTGTTGCTGAAGGATTTTCCAGGATAAGAACAACCTTTTTATTATCAGAAATTAAAGGCTCAAAATAGGGATTGTCACAGTCTTTGTATAATCGGCAGGCATTGCAGCCAGACTTTTTAACCGCTTTTTTCTTAACTTCTGTCGTGCCCGTGCCAAGGTCAAAAAAAGATTGTTTCATTTATCAAGTTCCTTAACTTTTATTCCTTCAGAATTTACAAAAATATAACCACACCCTTCACAAATAACCTGAACCATTTCATCATCTTTACACAATCCTTTTAAATCTCCAAAATCTTCTCCAAAAATACGTTCTGAACATGCTTTACAAAAATCAGCCATACATATACCTCTGAAAAGTGTTATAAATCCCTCTCAGACTACACCATTTGCCTCAGATTGAGAAATTTTTAAATAAATAGGGGTTTACCCACCGGAAACCGGAAAACCCCTCAAAACGGCTATTCTGCAATAGTTTTCATTACCTGCATAAATTCGGGATTGCTGAAAACTATATCTACATAACCCTCAGTCTGCCGGAGGTAAAATTCAGGGCATTTTTCCGCTATGTCAGACAGGAACTCAAAATCGGCTTTGAATGTTATGTCAATCTCACTGTCAAAAGGTTTGTCCCATTTCCCCGATTCCTTAATCATTCCCGCATCGGTCTTGCTTGACAGTGTAAAGCCCTCTTTTCTCATGTGTACTGACACGGCATGAAAGCCGTTGACATCCTCATACATTACACCCACCCTGTCAGTCATATCCGAAAATCCACGGGGGAGCACCTGCTCAATATCGGTATCGGCTTTAACAAACATGGTCTTGTACTCCATGAGCTTGTCATATGGGTAACTGCTATCCTGATTTTTCCTACATGAAAATATAGTCCCTGAATCCCCCCTAAAAAGCACCCATCCGCCGCTGACATGATATTCTGTCATACCCTCTTTGAGTTTCAGCAATTCATTTATTGACGAATCATCCACCCAGAAAGGATCCATGTTTTCCGCAAGTGTGAAATAATTAAGCCTTATTTCATCCGTGGCCACCATGTCCGAACCCTGGACATAAATCCCCCGGAGATATGAGCTGTTGCCGGAGATTCTGCACAGCTTTAACCCGTTAAAGAAATTTTCAGGCAGGGGCTTGAACTCGCCGTCAAGGGGGAGAGTGTTCAGGTACTTTCTTATCTGGTCTTCTTTGAGATTGATTTTTGCTTTTGTCCCCCCGGCTGATATAGTCCAGAATCCATCCTCCGGCTCAATATCAATTTCAGTGGTCTTGACTTTTGACAGGAGTTTAAACAGGTCTTTGGCCTTGACAGCCCCTTCAAGTCCGGTCTTATACTGTACGGTGATTGACAGACTGTCGTTATATGTATGTATGGCCTCACTATCAAAGACAAAGGAGTCCATGCCGTCAACGCCCATGTTAGCCTCTGACGTGGCGGGTATGAGTTTCTGCAATGCGTTTAAAAGTTCTTCTCTGTTATATTTCATTTCTTACCTTCCTTATTTAACCTGAATAGGCATAACAACTTCTGTCTGATATTGACTCTTAAATACAAGAGGATTCATTCCCCCGTTATATTTGAATGAGTCCGATATTTTCAGGGCATCCATGACCGCCGAAAATCTGACCTTAACTGCCGGTGCATTTTCTGACATTTTATATTTCAGGGACACGGTGTTTGTATTGTTAATTGTCACCGTCTCCCCGTCAGCATTGAAAATGATTGAGGATATACCGACATTGAACAGTTCAAAATAATTTTTCAGCTTGTCCATTTCAAGGATTCTTATTCCATATTTCAAAGTCTGATAATCGGGAATGACCTGTACAACATTCGGGAACGTACCGTCAACGGCAGCATCGCAATATAAATTTCCTGACTTGAAATATACCTTGCCATTGCCGGAGAATACTTCCACATCTGAATTTATGAGATTCACAAACTGAAGAGGGAGAATCACGTTTTCTGTCAGTCCCTGCAAATCGCACTGATAAAAAGATAGCCTTGCCGTGTCAGTTGCAGCCACTCCCGTGCTTTTAAAATCAGCCCCTGCAAACAGACAGACTGAATTATAGACAGGCTTTAGACTCTCCGGTGTAGCTGCGTGTTTAACCGCTGTGATTGCTTCATAGGGAGCTTGTCCGATTTTTTCAAGCTGTGAAAAATCGGGGAACTCTATTCCCTCTTCCGTTGTCTCATAAGGCACGACAATTTCAGCTCCGGTTTTATAGCAATCAATAATATGCTTTATGTGCTTTGTTGCAAAGAATATAACAGCCTCCGGCATGGACTCATTTACATCGGCAAACTCATAGACATAGTTGCCATCTGCATACATTCGCATAATCGAACCCGTGCGAACGGCATATATTCTCGACGGCTTGACAAACTTAGGAACCAGTTCTTTTCCCTGTTCAGGGGGACGAGTTACCCCTAAATCGAATTTAATCATGTTTAAAATCCTCCTGCTATTTTTATTATATACTTATTTTCAAAAAGTTTAATCAAAATTTTCATCCTCTACTTTCAATTTTCCATTTTTATAATCAATGACATTTTCAACAAGCTGAGAATCAAGATAGATTCTCCCTATGTCCCTATTTTCCAAAACACATACTTGTTTTGTCGATAGTCTCCCCTCCCTGGAAAGTAACGGTTCTATTCTGTGAACTCCTGCTGCCTGCTCTTCCGGTGTCTGATTGAGTGCGTAAAGCTGCGTGACATGTGCAAGTTTTCGGCTGTCCTCTGACACGTCCCCCTTTTTAATGTCCCGTGTGAAAGCGGATTTATTTATCTGTGAAGCCGTGACAACTAAACAATTTTTATCTTGTGCCCATC